CCCATGCCAACCCAACGGAACCCGCCTTAACCGACCATGTATTTTATAATGGACTCAGCCCTTAGATAAGGGACGTGCCTTCAGAAAACAGGGGGGTACGGGGAAGTCGGAAATGTGTTTTCGGGACATGGAGAGATGATTTCTAATTATAGCACAATCGTGTGAAACATTCTACCCCTAACTCAGAATTCACATCTGCAAAAACGAGTTTATTTTCGCATTTGCAGAACTGATTTCCAGAAATAAATCTCAATAGTCCGAGATGGCCATTAGGACGATGGGATGCATAAGACCTTGGAACACAGTGATAAAGACTGCGCTCCGAGTGAAGATGCCCCACCGTTGACTTTTGGTGTTCATTTTCGGATTGGCGGAGTCTGTGGGTGTCTTCAGCTACAGGCTCTTTTGTGTCCCACCGTCCTTTGACCCGGACGGAAAGGACACGAAATGAAAGTAAATCAGAGTAAAAAACAAGACAAGCAGTATCAAATCCCGATGGTGGTAACGGACGAGGTCATCCATGATTTTGGCTTCAAACCGGAAGACGTCACCTGGCACCGCATCGGAAACCGCAAATGCAGGGTAGTCATGGTCGATGCGACCGAAGAGGAGTATCGGGCGTATATGGCGCCGATCTGGGCGGAAATCAAACGGGAAGACCGGGATGGCCGCTGTATGGTCAAAGGCAAAAACGACCGACTCATCCGCTGCCCGGAGAGCAACCGCTGTGAGGAGTGCAAGCACTTCTCGGAGGCCAGCCGTGAGCGGAATAAGCCCGCTTCCCTCTCCGTACTGATGGATGAGGGTGCGGAGCCGGCCGCAGAGGGATCGTTTGAGGAAGATGTTATCTATGAAACAATCCTGGAAGACCTGATTGCCATGCTCAGCGAGATAAAGCCCAAGTATGGCAGGATCTTCCGTCTGCTCTATGACGGAGCCACCCAGCAGGAAATGGCGGACGAGCTTGGCATCAAGCAGCGGACGGTGTCGGATGACATTAAAAAAATCCGCAGCCTGGTGCAGCCGCTGGTAAAGGACATTTTCAACCGTTAAAAAGTGGGCGGTGCTTATCATCACGATAGGCACCGCCTTTTTCAGTCCTTCTTATAAAACATGGTTTCATAGCCGTCCGCCCGGAGATTCAGACCTTTGATCCACGGCGGTGTCCTTCCCATCTGCCCACAGATGGCGTCCAGGGATACGTCCACACTGCACTCGATGATCAGCTCATCGTGGACATGGCCGACGATAAAACAGTGGGACAGCGTCCGCATGGCGTACATGAGAATATCCCTGGAGATGGCCTGGACGATGTTCTCCACGAATTTCGGGCCGTAAGATTCGATGCGCTCCCACTTCTTTGTGCTGCCGACGCCCTCATAGGTGACGGATTCACCGCCGAATTTATTTGTTCCCATCTTCGGCTTCACATAGCAGAGCTGCCGGCCGGAAGGCAGAATGATGAACAGCATCCCGCTGCGGTAACGGAACCGGATACCGTGCGTTTCCGTGTCCAGCCGCTGGCGGACGGTGGTTTTTACGGCGTTGTCCACGTCCCACCAAAGCTGTACGATGTTCGGATTGGAGGTGCGCCACGCATCCACAAGGGGCTGGAGTTCCTCCTCGGCAAGCCCCATTTCCAGTGCGCCCATCGACTTGAGGGCGCCTACCGATCCGCCATATCCGAGAGCCAGTTCAGCGATTTTGCCTTTCTGCCTCAGATAGGCGTTCTGCCCGTGCTTTTCCACCGGCACATGGAACATGGCGGAGGCGCTGGCGCAGTAGATATCGCCGTTTTCCGCAAAGACCTTCAGCCGCCAAGACTCGCCGGCCAAAAACGAAAGCACACGGGCTTCGATGGCGGAGAAGTCGGAAACAATGAATTTGTATCCGTCCCTCGGCACAAACGCCGTGCGGATGAGCTCCGACAGGACTTCCGGTACGGAGTCATACAGTGCAGAGAGCAGGGCGTAATCCCCGGAACGGACAAGGCTTCTCGCGTCCTCCAGATGTGCCATGTGGTTCTGCGGTAGGTTCTGTAACTGAATCAGTCTGCCCGCCCAGCGGCCGCTGCGGTTTGCGCCGTAAAACTGGAACATCCCTCTCGCCCTGCCGTCCGTGCATACGGCGTTCTGCATGGCCTGGTACTTCTTCACGGAGGATTTGGCAAGCTGCCGGCGCAGTTCCAGCACCTCGGCAAGCTCCGGCGGCGCGGTTTTCAGTAGCTCCTTCACGGCTTTCTTGTCCAGGGAGTCCACCTCAAGGCCGTGTTTTGTGAGCCACTCCTTCATCTGCTGGACGGAGTTCGGGTTTTCCAGGGCGGTAAGCTGACGCATCTTTGCGGAGAGTTCTTCTCTGGAACGATTATCAATGGCGATGGCCTGTTCCACCAGCACCATGTCAAGCTGGATGCCCCGGTCGTTGATCTCCTGGTCGAGATGGTATTCCTCCCACAGGAAATCCGGCACAGGGAACTTCGACAGCTTCTGCTGGATCGCCATTTCGGTTTCCACATCCCGCTTGTTATACGCGATGAAGGTTGACCATTTTACCGGGTCATGCTCTGGGAGGTTGCGCATCCTGCCGCCGTTGGCTTTGGTTGGCTTGCAGGGGACGCAGAAATAGCGGATGAGCGCCTTGCCCTCAGCCATCTTCTGATTTTCCAGCTTGAGGACTTTGCCGATCCCCTCCAGAGAGAGGGGCAGCCCCATGTACGCGCCCCATACCAGGGAGCAGCGCCAGGAGGACGGGTCAAGGTAATTTCGGACGGTATCATCCTCTATGCTGTAGGAAGAAAAATACTGCGGATAGTTCCGTCTCAGCCAGACGGAAAGGCAGACCCGCTCGAAGGACGCATTGTACGCCCACTTGATAACGGAATCATCTGCAAGCGCCCGGATGATCTCCTCCGGCACGGTGTCACCGGATGCCAGGTCGTATACGGTGACCTCGCCGCCGTCCACGGACACGCCAAAGAGCAGGATTTCAAAATCAGAGGACTCGGCGTATTTATACACGCCGCATTTTTTCAGATCGACATCGGAAAATGTCTCCACGTCGAGGGATAAGGTGTGGATTGCTATAGTGCTGTTACCTCCATAAAAACAGGCGGCAGGAGTGCTGTTCCTGCCGCCCGGTGCGCATTGCTTATTCCTCCGGCTGTTTTGCCGCCTGGCGTTTTTTCTCCCTGTGTTTCTTAAACTTTGTCCAGCACCAGTGCAGGAAGTCGGTGATCCAGTACACGATGCTGCCGACGGCAAATCCGTACAGAAGAATGAATATCACGATCACATCGAATTGTTTTGCGAACTCATAAAGCTCTGTCATATCCATTTACCTCGCATTTTCTTTGAATGGGTGGGCGGCAGCGGTGACTGCCGCCCTGTGTTGTCTCAGGAAAGATAATCGTCATCGTCCTCGGTGGAGAAATCATCCTCGGCACGGCTCTTGCCGCCCAGCGGCTCCCCATCGGAGATCTTCTGCAGGTTGTTCAGCCCGCAGGCGATGCCCCGGTTGCCGTTGGAGTTAAAGGCATACAGGTTGATGCTGGCCCTGCCGTATACACCGGAGTACACCTCGGAACGCTCCAGGATGGGGTTCAGGTCCGCATCCACGATGCCGGGGGCGGTAGCGGAATTGGCGTTGATGAAGTAGGCATCCGCATAGACCGGATCATCGGGGCGTTCCGCATCGCCGTCACGCAGCGGGGTCTTGATGACCGAGAGGGCGGGAACCGTCTTGCCGTTGCCCTTCAGCTTGGACTCGCCCTCCTCATAGGCCGCCTGGATCGCCGCCTTAATGGCTTCCACGGTCTTCTTGTCGGATTTCGGGATGATCAGGCTGACGCTGTACTTGGGCGTGCCGCCGTTGATGCTCTTGGGGTCCCAGACATTCGCATAGCTCCAGCGGGTTCTGGGACCGGTGATTACCTTCGTCTTATTTATGATCTTTGCCATAGTTGTTGTCCTCCTCATTTTCTTTGAAATCGTTAATGGCTGTGTTCATGGCCGGGCGCTTATCGCTCTCCGGCACAAGTACGGGTTTGCCGGGCGGCTTGTAGACAAGGCCGCCGAGCAGCTCTTCAAACTTCTTCCGGCCGAGGGCCTGGCTCATGGCCGTGATGCCCAGCAGTCTCTTCTCATAAGGCTCGTAGCCGGCATCCTCCACCGCTTTGGCGACTGCGTCGTCATCGGTGTACTTCCGGTTGGAGCGGCCCTCGACCACTTTGAATCCTGTGAACTTCGTCCCGGACAGGGCTTTCTGCAGGGCGTAGTCCTTGATGTCCCCAGCCCAGGAGACCAGTTCGTCCGCTTTGGTAAGAATAGCGGCGACCTCATCATCTCCCAGGAGCGCGGGCATCTCGAAGTCATACCGCGCCAGTTCCAGGTTGTACTCCGCCCGTTTGCGGCAGTTGGCCTTTGCCTTGCAGAACTGGCAGTGATCGCCGGCTTTGAACTCGCCCTTGCCCTCGTATGCCAGCTTTGCGGCGGGGGCAAGCACGGTCTTAGCCCAGGCCAGAAGTTCTTCCCGGCTCATGGTGTATGTGCTGACGTTCTCCCGGCGGGGCTGGTAGATGGTAAGGCTGACCTGCGCGATATCGTAGATGCCATCGAACAGGTCGAGGGCGCCCAGCGCATAGCAGGAAAGCTGGCTGTTCTTCTCCGCAGACACCAGGACGCCAAGCCCGTGCTTGTAGTCGATGATGTGGAGAAGCCCGTCCGAAACAATGACGCAATCCCCGGTGCCGAAGCTGCCCTCGATCCCCACATAGCGGGAATAGTCGAGCCGTTGCTCCACAAGCACCAGCGGGTCGGCGCAGCGTTCCCTGGCCTTTGCCACTTCCTCCATCACAAAGGCGCAGTACCCATCGGCGCAGTCCTCCATCTCCTGGGAGTAGTAGGTCAGGTTCTCCGTGGGGTTCTTTACCCTGCGGCCGAGGGCTTTCTCCACCTTATAAGCGCACAACTCATGGCAGTCGGTTCCCTCCTGGGCGTATTCGCTGGGCCTGTCCGCATACTCCTCGCAGAGCCGGGCCGACGGCGGGCAGTTGATCCACCTGTGGCTTGCGGAAGCGGAAAGGAAAGAATGCTTACCCATCGGTCCCCGCCTCCGGCTTTCCGAGCGCATCTGCTTCCTTCAGAAGCTCCTCATACTGGGAAGGGGCGATGTCCGACAGCTTCCTCGCTCCATATTTTGTGATGAGGGCTTTCACCTCCGCCGAGTACCCTGCCTGGGCGATCACCGTCATGCGGTGGCGCACCTCTTCAAGGGTGAGCACTTTCGGCTTCTCCTTCGGCGGCGCATCCTCTGCTGCCTGGGAAGAAAACATCCCCGCCAGCGTATTGGCGATTTCGATGATGGTCTCCCCGCAGGAGCGCAGCTCCTTAATCTGTAAGTCCAGGTCGCTCATTTTCCCCATCCGGCGTTCCTCCTTCCTGATTTGCCGTCTGCAGCTTTCTGGCGAGACGCTTCGCGATCACGCTGATGGCGATCAGCACATCGGCGAGTTCCTCGTCAAGCTGCCTGTCTCTGGTTGTCTCCGTGTTTTCCTGCATCCGCAGCACCTCCGTTTCCGAGCGGCTTTCCTGCCCCTCTGTCTCTGAAAGGACAGAACCGGGATTTTTCAGCGGAGAAAAATTTTGCCGTCCCTGTGCCTCTCACTTCTGAAAGGACAAGGACGGCATTTTTTAGCGGAAAATCTGACAGCGGCAGTTCGCATTTTATAGGAAACGAAAAAGTCCGGGCGTCTGCCGCTGAAACGGAGGGTTTCTGTCCTTTCACAATTAGAGAGGTGTAAGCCGCTCAATTTTTAGAGAAAGGACGGAAAAGGCTATGGGAACAGCGAAATCAAAAGGTCTGCCGCGCTGCACGGCGCATCGGGACTGCTTTGCCAATAAGGACAGCGTGTGCGTCTGCCTGGGTGACAATGACTTCCACGGGAAGGACTGCCCGTTTTTCAAGACCACGGCGCAGTGTGACGCGGACAGGCAGAAAAGTTACGAGCGGCTGGTCAGCATCGGACGTGACGACCTGATCGAGCGGTATCAAGTGAGGGGTGTGTATGGGAGTCAGTAAATATAACAGCGAAGGCTACTATGACCCGACAGCCTATGAAGCCCTCACGAAAATTACCCAGGAGGAAAAGGCGGCGAGATACCGGCCGCTGGTGTATATTTGCTCCCCGTACTCCGGGGACACGGAGGGCAATACCGAAAAAGCAAGGCGGTACAGCCGGTTTGCCGCAGACGCCGGCACGATCCCCATTGCGCCGCATCTGCTGTTCCCACAGTTCCTATCGGAAGAAACGGAGCGGGAGCTGGCGATTTTTATGGATCTGGTGCTGCTGGGCAAGTGTGAGCAGCTCTGGGTGTTCGGCGGCGAGGTGTCCGATGGGATGCGCCGGGAGATTGGAAGGGCAAAGCAGAAAAATATGACGATCCGTTATTTTACGGAGGATATGGAGGAAACGGAATGCAGATGACAATTTATGACGCCGCGACGGTGGGGAGCCGGTCAAACTGCGTGTACCCGAATCCCGTGACGGTCACGGATGCGGACACCATGCGGCAGGCGGCGGCCTTCGACCATGTGTGCGCGGCATATAAGCAGAACTACCGCAGCGTGGACAATTTCCTGAAAGCGGACTGTCTGCCGATGGATTGCGATAACGACCACTCGGATGACCCGGACGACTGGCTCACGCCCTTTGACGTGGCGATGGACTTTCCTGGCGTGGGGATGATCTTTGTCTACAGCAGGAGCCACATGAAGCCAAAAGGCAAACGCGGCCCCAGGCCACGGTTCCATGTGTATTTTATCTGCACGGAGACAACAAATTCAGAGATTTACAGCTCATGGAAAGACAGGCTGATTGCCGATTATCCTTATTTCGATGACGGGGCCAAGGACAGCGCTCGGTTTCTGTTTGGGGTAAAGAACGCGGTGGTCGAGGTGTATGACGGCGAGATTACCATTGATGAATTCCTGGCAGACAGCTTTGCGGAGTGGGACGCGGCGCAGGGGCAGATCCCGGAGGGTTCCCGGAACAAGACCATGTCCCACTATGCTGGCCGGATCATCAAGCGGCTGGGGAATACAGAGGAAGCCCATAAGCAGTTCTTGAAGGAAGCGGAAAAATGCAGCCCGCCGCTGGATGATGCGGAGCTTGCGGGTATCTGGGCCAGCGCCGTGAAGTTCGGCGCGAAGGTAGCTGCCCAGGAGGGATATATCCCGCCGGAGCAGTATAACCAGGACTTCCTGCTGATGCCGGAGGACTTCTCGGATGTGGGCCAGGCTATCGTATTGTCGCGGGAGTACATGGATCGTCTCCGCTTCTCCCCGGCTACGGACTACATCGTGTTCAACGGCTCGTTCTGGGAGGAATCCCAGCCTAACGCCCAGGGCATTGCCCAGGAGCTGACCGCGAGACAGCTTGAGGAAGCGGAAACAGAGATACAGCGGTGCATGAAGGAGATGTCGGAAAACGGCGCGTGGGCCATGCTCGCCGCGATGGGCGCCAAGAAAGCGATGGCGGCGTTCAGCGAAGCCCAGCGGCACTCCTTTGAAAAGTATGAGCGGGCGGAAACCTATCGGAAGTACGCCATCAAGCGCCGGGATACGAAATACATCTCGGCCGCCTTAAAGGAAGCCCGCCCGATGATCCAGATCGAACAGCGTGTCTTGGATGCGGATGAGTTTTTACTGAACCTGCCGTCCGGCACCTGCGATCTGAGGACGGGGGCTGTTCGGGAACACAACGCCCAGGACTATATCACGAAGCAGACGGCGGTGGATCCGTCCGGAGACGGCATGGATGTCTGGGAGGACGCCCTCCAGACCTTCTTCCAGGGGGACGCCGACCTGATCCGCTATGTGCAGGAGATCGTGGGGCTTGCCGCCATCGGCAAGGTCTACATTGAAGCGTTGGTCATTGCCTATGGCGAGGGCAGGAACGGCAAATCCACCTTCTGGAACACCATCGCCCGTGTGCTTGGCACCTACTCCGGCAATATGTCCGCAGACACCCTGACCGTGGGCTGCAAGCGCAACGTGAAGCCGGAACTGGCGGAAGCCAAGGGCAAGCGGATGATCATTGCCGCTGAGCTGGAGGAAGGGATGCGCCTGAACACCTCCAATGTCAAGCAGCTCTGCTCCACGGATGAAATCTATGCGGAGAAAAAGTACAAGGCGCCGTTCTCCTATGTCCCCACCCACACGCTGGTGCTGTACACCAACCATCTGCCAAGGGTCGGGGCCATTGACCAGGGTACCTGGCGGCGGCTCATTGTGATCCCCTTCAACGCCAAGATCGAGGGAAAAGCAGACATCAAGAACTATTCGGACTTCCTGTTCAAAACTGCGGGCGGAGCGGTGCTTTCGTGGATCATCGAGGGCGCAAAGCGCGTCATTGCCAGCGATTACAAAATCGTCCAGCCCAGGGTGGTGCAGGACGCCATCCAGAAATACAAGGAGAACAACGACTGGCTGGCCCACTTTCTGGATGACTGCTGTGAGGTAGGGGACGATTTTGAAGCAAAATCCGGGGAGTTTTATAACGCCTACAGGAGCTACTGCCTGCAGATGGGCGAATACACCCGGAGTACGACTGATTTCTACTCCGCGCTGGAATCCACGGGTGTGGTGAGAAAGCGTACCCGTACAGGCGTGATCATTTACGGGCTGAAACTCAAATCGGAGTTTGAGGATTAGTAGGTGTGTAGGTCATGTACCTCTCTGCCAGAGTTGCTCTAAGGAGATAAAAAAACAATATATAAGAGAGAATCGGGGGAAGAGGTACATGACCGTCACACAAAGAACGAGGAGAATAAAACCATGAGAGAGAAAACCATCGAACAAAAACTGGTTCAGGCGGTTAAGGCCAAAGGCGGGATTGCGCCGAAGTTCGTGTCGCCGGGATTTTCCGGGGTTCCCGACCGCCTTATCCTATTGCCGGATGGGAAATGCGGCTTCGTGGAGGTAAAGGCCTCTGGCGGGAAACCACGGCCGCTGCAGGAGTCAAGGATACGGCTTTTGCGGCAGCTGGGGTTCCTGGCATTTGTCCTGGATGGCGAGAGCCAGATCCCGCACATCCTTTCAGAGATCGGAGGTGACAGCTGTGGAGTTTAAACCGCACGATTATCAGCAGTACGCCATCGAGTATATCGAAACACACGAGATTGCCGCCATTCTGCTTGACATGGGCCTTGGCAAGACGGCAATCACGCTGACGGCCTTGTATGCCCTGTTGTTTGACTACTTCGAGATTACCCGCGTCCTGGTGATCGCACCGCTGCGGGTGGCGAGGAATACCTGGCCCCAGGAGATTGAAAAGTGGGACCATCTGAAAGACATCCGCTATTCCGTGGCGGTTGGTACGGAAAAAGAACGGCTGGATGCATTCCGAAGGGATGCGGACATCTACATCATCAACCGGGAGAATGTCCAATGGATGGTGGAGAATGTCCCCTTTGAATTTGACGCCATCGTGGTGGACGAGCTTTCATCCTTCAAAAACTGGAACAGCAAGCGGTTCAAATCGTTGATGAAGGTGCGCCCCAGGGCAAAGCGCGTCATCGGCCTTACGGGTACCCCGTCCGGGAACGGGCTGATGGATCTGTTCGCTGAGTTCAAGGTGCTGGATATGGGGCAGCGATTGGGGAGGTTTATCACCAAGTACCGCCAGGACTATTTCCGGCCGGATCGGATGAACGGGCAGATGGTGTATTCCTATAAGCCTCTGCCGGGAGCGGAGAAGCGGATCTATGACAAGATCTCCGATATCACCATTTCCATGAAAGCCGCCGACCACCTCAAAATGCCGGAACTTGTAAACAGCGAGTACCGGGTGTATATGGAGGAGCCGGAACAGGCCATTTATGATGAGATGTGCGAGGATTTGGCAGCGCAGCTTGACAAGGGCGAGGTAACGGCAGCAAATGCCGGAGTGCTGTCCGGCAAGCTCTCCCAGATGGCAAATGGGGCGGTCTATACGGATAACGGGGATGTGGAACATATCCACGATCAGAAACTGGACGCCCTGGAGGACATCATCGAAAGCATGAACGGAAAGCCCCTGCTGGTGGCTTACTGGTACCAGCACGACCTTGACCGCATCGAGGAACGGCTGCGGCTGCGGAAGATCGGCTTTGCAAGGCTGGACTCTGACGCCAGCATCGCAAAGTGGAACCGGGGCGAAATTCCCGTGGCGCTGATCCATCCCGCTTCTGCCGGCCACGGGCTGAATCTCCAGAGCGGCGGCGCCACCCTCTGCTGGTTTGGCATTACCTGGAGCCTGGAACTGTACCAACAGACGGTGGCGCGGCTTTACCGGCAGGGTCAGGCGTCCAAGACCGTGGTCGTACAGCACATCATCACGGACGGCACCATTGATGAGCGCATTATGAAAGCCCTGCAGTATAAGGACAGGACGCAGTCGGCGCTGATCGATGCGGTCCGGGCAAACCTAAGAAAATGAGAGTCAATCAAGGCAAATCCGAGGGAAACCATTTCTTTTTCGGAGGTAGTGCCTATGAACAAGCAGCAGACGGAAATGAAGGAGTACCTTTCCCAGGCGTTCCGCATTGACCAGCGGATACAGAGCAAGATGGAGCAGGTGGCGTCACTGAATGACCTCGCCACACGGGCGACCGCGACTTATTCGGATATGCCCGGAAGTGAGACGAGGAACCTCCACCGTATGGAGGACGCCATCCTTTCCATCATTGAGCTGGAAGCAGAGATCAATGGGGACATCTGCAAACTGGTGCAGACGAAAAAAGACATCGTCCATAAGATCAAAGCTGTCCAGAACACGGAGTACCAGACCCTTCTGGAGCTGCGGTATCTGTGTTTCAAGTCCTGGGAACAGATCGCCGTGGACATGGGCTATGAGCTTCGGTGGCTGTACCGGCTCCACCACAGGGCGTTGGACGCCGTTTCCGAAATAAGCCACTAAAAGCCACTGCAATACACCTTGTCCCTGTGATATAGTTAGAATCAGAAAAACAGGACAAGGAACGAGCCTTGCGGGAGCAATCCTGCAGGGCTTTCCTTTTGCCCGGAAAGCGAGGTGCAGCGTGCCAAAGAAACCAAAACGCCCCTGCTCCTACCCCGGCTGTCCAAACCTCACGGACGGGCAGTACTGCGAGGAACATGAAGCTGCTGCCCGGAAACGGTACAACAAGTACGGACGCCCCGCTGACAGCAACAAGAAGTACGGCAGGGCTTGGAAACGAATCCGTGACCGCTATGCTGCGGCGCATCCTTTGTGTGAGCTGTGTCTGAAGGAAGGACGGCTGACTCCCGTGGAGGAAGTCCATCACATTGTTCCTCTATCACAAGGCGGGACGCATCGGAATGACAATCTGATGTCCCTCTGCCAGTTCTGCCACACAAAGCTGCATCATGAGCTTGGCGACCGGTGACCGTGGGGCGGTCAAAATCTCCGGGACCTGCATGAGCGGACAGCGGCCTGGGGCTTCGTGCGCGAAAAAGGCGAAATCAAAAGGGTAATTAAGGGCGGCCGGCTGCGGCTGCTTTATTTTTCGAGGAAAGGGGTGAGAAAATGCCGACAAAATCCAATAACACAGGCGGGCGCGGCGGCGCGAGACCCGGTGCGGGAAGGAAGAAATCCGCTGTCAGGGAGAAAGCCGAGAACGGCAATCCGGGCGGGCGCAGATTGGAAGTGCTGGATATTCCCGAAGTCGAGGGTGTCGATATGCCAAAGCCCCATGAGTTTTTATCCGCCGAGCAGCGTGACGGGAGTACGCTCCAGGCGGAAGAAATCTACACAGAAACCTGGGAGTGGTTAAAGAAGGTGGGCTGCGCGGCGAAGGTGTCTCCCCAGCTATTGGAGCGGTACGCCATGTGCAGCGCCCGCTGGATTCAGTGCGAGGAGATGACCAACCGCATGGGCTTCCTCTCCAAGCACCCGACCACCCAGAAGCCGATCCCGTCCCCGTTCATCAACATCGGCATTAATTACATGAACCAGGCGGTGCGGCTCTGGAACGAGATCTTCCAGATCGTGAAGGAAAACTGCAGCACCGATTACGGGGAGGTTTCTCCCCAGGACGATCTGATGGAGCGATTGCTCCGTGCAAGGAAGGGGTGAAGCCATGTTTGAGAAAGTAAATCCGTGCCACCCGGATAAGGTGGCGGACCGTATCGCCGGCGCTCTGGTGGATACGGCGTACAGAAAAGAAAAAAATCCCAGGATTGCTGTGGAGGTTCTCATCGGCCACGGTGTCTGCCACATCATCGCGGAGAGTTCCGTACACATCCCGCTGGATGAGGTGGATGCCATTGTGAAGCGTATCGGCGGGAATCTGCACCTGGATTATGTGGAAGTGCCGCAAGACGGACGTCTTGCCAATAACCAGGCAGAAGGAATCCGCTGCGGCGACAACGGCATCTTCAAAGGGGTGCCGGTCACGGAGGAGCAGAAAGCACTCTGCGAGATCGCAAAAAGTGTGTATCACACTTACCCTTCGGATGGGAAGTACATCATTGACGAGGCAAGGCTGATCCTCTGCCAGAGCAATGTGCGCACAGAGGAACTGCAAAAGCTGTATCCTACCGCCGAGGTCAATCCCCTGGGCGACTGGACAGGCGGCACGGATGTGGACTCCGGCGCGACCAACCGGAAACTGGGTAGCGACATGGCCGATTCGGTGACGGGCGGCGGCCTCCACGGCAAAGACCTGTCCAAAGCGGATGTGTCTGCCAATATCTACGCATGGCTGAAGGCACAAGAAATGGGAAAGCCCGTGGAACTGTGCTGCGCCATCGGAGATGATACAGTGGACGGTGTTCCCTACGCTGAGATCGTGGAGACTGCCCGGAGATACATTCAGAGCCTTGGGGGTTTTGAGAAATTTGCGGAATGGGGGATGGTACGATGAAGACAACGACCGAGATGCAGCTTGTACCCATTACTAAGCTGGTACCCTATGTGAACAATGCCCGCACCCACTCCCCGGAGCAGATCACGAAGCTCCGCTCCTCCCTTCGGGAGTTTGGTTTTATCAATCCCGTCATCATCGACCGGGCTTTTAATGTGATCGCCGGCCACGGCAGAATCCTGGCGGCAAAGGAGGAAGGCATCACTGAGGTTCCCTGTGTGTTTGCAGACCACCTCAGTGAGGCTCAGAAGAAAGCTTATATCATTGCGGACAACCGCATGGCGATGGATGCCGGATGGGATGAGGAACTTCTGCGGGTGGAGATCGAGTCTTTGCAGGGCATGGACTTTGATCCCCTGCTGACCGGCTTTGATGAGAAGGAACTGGCAGAACTGTTTGCGGATGATTCCGGCAGCGAAGCCAGGGATGACGATTTTGACCTGACCGCTGCGCTGGAGAAAGCCTCCTTTGCGGAGCGGGGCGATGTCTGGACAGTGGGCCGACACCGCCTTGTGTGCGGGGACGCCACCTCCGCCGAGGATGTGGCCCTGCTCATGGATGGCAGGAAGGCTAACCTCATCGTGACGGACCCGCCCTATGGCGTCTCCTTCAAAAGTGCCAGCGGCCTGACCATCCAGAACGACTCCATGAAAGATGAGGAGTTTTACAACTTCCTCCTCTCTGCTTTCAAGTGCATGGCGGAGCATCTGGAGAAAGGTGGCGCGGCCTATGTGTTCCATGCGGACACAGAAGGGCTGAACTTCCGAAAGGCGTTTATTGACGCCGGGTTTCATCTGGCGGGCGTGTGTATCTGGGTGAAGAACTCCCTGGTGCTGGGCCGCTCGGATTACCAGTGGCAGCATGAGCCTGTGCTGTATGGCTTCCTGCAGAATGGCAAGCACCCGTGGTACTCCGACCGTAAGCAGACCACCATCTGGAACTACGACAAACCGAAGCGCAATGCAAACCACCCGACCTCCAAGCCGCTGGACCTGCTGGGCTATCCCATCGGGAACTCCACCCAGGAGAACGCCGTAGTGATTGACACCTTCGGCGGCAGCGGCTCCACCATGATGGCCTGTGAACAGATGAATCGGGTCTGCTGCATGATGGAGCTGGACGAGAAGTACGCATCGGTCATCCTCCGCAGGGCCGTGGAGAACGGCATCCCGCCGGAGGATATTTTTGTGGAGAGAAACGGGGAGCAGATTCCATACTCCGCTCTTGTGAAGGAGGTGGAGATCTGATGACCCCTATATATAACCATAGTAGAGAGCCGGATGGAGCCGGAAGAGATACACCAGATCCGCAGACTCTTACCCTGGGTAGTCTCTTTGACGGCTCCGGTGGTTTCCCGTTAGGCGGCTTGCTCTCCGGCATTACCCCGGTGTGGGCTTCAGAGATTGAGCCGTTCCCCATCCGGGTGACCACAAAACGGCTGCCGTTTATGAAGCATTATGGTGATGTCTCCCGGATGGACGGCGGGAAGATCGAGCCGGTGGACATCATCACCTTCGGCAGCCCTTGCCAGGACATGAGCATCGCGGGCCGGCGGGAAGGTCTGGACGGCTCCCGCTCCAGCCTTTTCTACGAAGCCGTCCGGATCGTAAAAGAAATGAGGTGTGCAACCGATGGCAGATATCCAAGGTATATCGTTTGGGAGAATGTCCCCGGCGCATTCAGCTCCAATAAGGGCGCGGACTTCCAATCCGTCCTCGAAGAGATCTGCTCGGCCAAAGGATACAAGATTGATCCTGCTCGACCTGCGAAGTGGCCAGCCGCCGGGGAGATCGTGGCAGACGATTTCAGTCTCGCATGGCGGGTATTTGATGCACAGTACTGGGGAGTCCCCCAACGCAGAAAACGCATCTACCTTGTCGCAGATTTTGCAGGCGGGAGTGCCGGAAAAATACTATTTGAGTCCGAAGGCGTGTCTGGGTATACTCCGCAGGGCTTCCGCCCGTGGCAAGGAGCTGCCGGAGCTTTTAAGGAAGGCGCTGGAGCGTCAGGCTGCGTCTGCTTAAACGACCAGGGCGGCAGTCGCATGGATGTGACGGAGGATGTTGCGGCAACGCTCCGGGCGGAAAACCACGGGCATCCTCCCTGCGTGATGGGAGCTGCCGGATTCTGCACCGAGCATTCCGCACAGGCGAGGGGCATCGGGTATAGGGAGGAAACCTCGCCCACCCTCCGTGCTGGGACGGTGCCGGCAGCGGTCTATGAGAACCATAGCCAGGACACCAGATACACCGGCCCGCTGGAGACGGCTCCCACGGTCAACGCCACCTACGGCATGGGCGGGAACAACCAGCCTTTTGTGGTGGAGACGCCCAAGACGCTGAAGATCCGCTCCGGCTGTGAGGGCGGAGGCAAGGGCGCGCTGATCCAGGATAATAAATCCGCCACGCTGGGCTGCAACAATGACCAGACGGTATTCGTGCCGTTCGTGAAAGGCACCCGGCCACACTCTCCCGCAGAGGGGCAGCAGTGGAAAGCCTCCGATGTGGCGAACACGCTGAATACCTACGATGTGGGCGAGACCCGGTGCAATGAACTGGCGGTCAAAGTATATGGCATCTGCTCCAAGGACAGCAACGCCATGAAATCCGATAATCCCAAGAGCGGCTTCTACGAAGCGGAAACTTCCAGATGCCTGGATGCGAACGGCGGCAATCCTACCTGCAACCAGGGCGGAATGGCTGTGGTGGCCCTGCAGGGTTCCATGATTGGCAGGGCGGACAAGAACGGTCCCCAGGGCAGCGGTGTGAATGAGGATGTGTCCTTTACACTGGATGCTGCCGACCGCCATGCGGTGGCTTACTGCATGACCACCGGCATTTACACCCAGGCATTGGAGGAGCAGTCCCCGACCTTGATGGCAAGGGACTATAAGGACCCGCCTGTGGTAAACGAGACCGAGCCGGAGTACATCGTCCGCAGGCTGACGCCCACCGAATGTGCCAGACTGCAGGGGTTCCCGGACTGGTGGTGCGCCGGGCTTGGAACAGACGAGCCGACCGAGGATGAGATTGAGTTCTGGACAGCGGTGTTTGAGACACACCGTTCCGTCATGGGGACGTCCTCCAAGCCAAAGAGACGAAACCAGATCGTCAAGTGGCTGAGGAATCCCCATTCCGACAGTGCGGAATATAAAATGTGGGGCAACGGCGTAGCGCTCCCCAACGTCTATTTCGTGCTTTCCGGGATCGTGTACTATGCACAGTTTCCGGAAGGATAAATTGGCTTCTATTCTACAGAGAAATGTGCGAAAACCGCTTGCTATTTCAAGGGTTCAGAGTGATATATGTACCTACCAAAAACAAAGGAGGTTTTCGCACATGGAAATCAGATACAATGTGACGGGCGCCAAGCGCAAGGAACTGGTAAAAGTTATCGCCAATGCCACAGGCGCCAGGGCGGAATACAAGTTCATGCCCACCTGCAATTATGAGATTGATTATTTCACGGTCACCAAGGATGGAACGCTCCTCTTTGATGACCGTGCCGACAGCGAGGAAGTCGAGCGGGTGCTGGAAGCCATCGCAGCCGCTGGCTTTGAATGTGAGCCGCAGGACTGCGGTGAACAGCCCTCCAGGGAGGAAACCAAGGAAGCGGCAGAATCCGCCGACACTGCGCCACAGGGCGAACCTGTGGGGCTTACGGTGGAAATTCCGCTCGACAAGGTGGCGGTGGGCAACCTTACCAAGCTGCTGGACGCCAAAGGGAATCTGATACGGAAAGCCCTGGGCATCACCGACCTTCACATTGAGGTGCTGGACGACCGGGTGGCGTTCCCCTGGTTCGCTCAGGTAGATGCGGATTCCTCAGCCGCCTACACCCACTTTATTTCCGCACTTTGCGAGATGAGCCGGAATGCCAAGCGGGTGACAGCGACCGAGAAACCGGTGGAGAATGAGAAATACGCCTTCCGGTGTTTTCTCCTGCGGCTGGGATTCATCGGCAGCGAATATAAAGCGGAGCGCAAGATCCTGCTGAAGAACCTGACCGGTTCATCCGCTTTCAAGAACGGGGGTGTGGGCCATGAAGTTTCCGAGTAGAGAAATCGTGGAGCGCATCCGCCGGGAATATCCTGCCGGCACCCGTGTGGAACTGGTGCGGATGGATGATGTGCAGGCTCCGCCTGCCGGTACAAAAGGCACCGTCAAAGGTGTGGATGACACCGGTTCCCTTCTCATGCGCTGGGACAATGGCAGCGGCCTGAACGTGGTCTATGGGGAGGATATTGTGAGAAAGGTGGGTGACCGCCGTGCCAAATAACATTCTGAAGGACTTCTTCTATGGGAACATCAATCCGAATGAAAAGCAGTTTGACCGTAATTCGGAGTATGGAAAAGCTGCTGCCGGTCTGGCTGATGAAGAAGAAAAGCTCCGATCCATGCTGAATCAGGAAGCAGCCACAGTCCTCGATAAGATGATTTGCCTACAAGCCGCCATTGCGGGCATGACCGCTGAGGAGTACTTCATCGATGGGCTGCGGACGGGATTCCGCCTGGCTCTTGCTATCCTTGATGAGGAGGAAAACGGCCTTCTCAAGCCAATATCGGATGGCGGCAAACAGCCATAAACTACACAATATCTTGCGGTCATCTTTGTGTAGTATATTATCGGAAATGGCCTTGCTATTATCCTCTTTTAGAGCGAATATGTGTACACCGAAAGGGAAAACACACAGCCGCAAGGCAGAAAAACGGAGGATTTCAGAATGAACGAGAAAACAGCAAGGCAGATTGCAGAGATGAAGAACCAGACCATCGGGGTCGAGGTCGAGATGAACAGCATCACCCGCCAGAAGGCAGCGAAGGTTGCCGCCGCCTACTTCGGCACAGGCAGATACGAGAACACTGCCGGCCGCAACGGCTACAGCACCTGGTCGGCCTGGGACGCACAGGGGCGCGAGTGGAAATTCCAGAAGGACGTTTCCATCGCAGGGCCGGACGAGCAGAAATGCGAACTGGTCACCCCGATCCTGACCTACGGGGATATCGAAACCCTGCAGGAGCTTTGCAGGCAGCTCAGACACGCAGGAGCGAAAAGCGACGCCTCCAGAGGATGCGGAGTCCACATCCACATCGGAGCGCAGGGCCACACACCGCAGAGCCTTCGGAACCTCGCCAACATCATGGCGAGCCACGAGAGCCTGATCGCAGAAGCTCTGAAGCTCGACCGCAGCCGCATGAGCCGCTACTGCCGCACGGTAGACCCAAACTTCCTCGCCAAGGTCAACAGCAGAAAGCCCAAGACGATGGCACAGCTTGCGGACATCTGGTACACCAGCCACGGCGCAAGCTACGGCAGGAGCCACCACTACAACGACAGCCGCTACCATATGCTCAACCTTCACGCCACCTTTACCAAAGGTACGGTCGAGTTCAGGCTCTTCCAGTTTGACGAGCCGACCGCAGAGCGTCGAGGCGGCATCCATGCCGGACAGCTCAAAAGCTACATTCAGCTTTGCCTGGCCCTGAGCCAGATGGCGAAGGATGTGCGGACGGCAAGCCCCAAACCCCAGCAGAACGAAAACCCCAAATACGCCATGAGAACCTGGCTCCTCCGCCTGGGCTTCATCGGTGGGGAGTTTGCAACGGCCAGAGATTTCCTGACCCGCAACCTGACTGGGGACACCGCCTTCCGGCACGGCAGAGCCGCCGCTTGAAGGACACGCAGGAGTTAGCCTCCTGCCACCTTACTCCTGACCGCTTCGGCGGTCTTAAGGTGGTAGAAGGGTAACCCCTTCGGAAAGGATGGATACCATGAAAGAAAAAAGATACTACATTGCTTATGGCAGCAACCTCAATGTCCCGCAGATGCGGATGCGCTGCCCTCACGCTACGATCCTCGGCACGGCAAATCTCAAAGGTTGGGAACTGTTGTTCAAGGGGAGCAAGACCGGCTCCTACCTCACGATCGAGGAATGCGCCGGCGGCACGGTTCCCGTGGTAATCTGGGAGGTGACGGCTGCGGATGAA